TTGCAGTTCCGTAGGAGGTATTAGCATAAACGTTTTGGTTGCTATCTCGGGCAACAATACTTGTTGCGGCACTTGCAGTAGTTGCACTTACAAACTGGCCGCCCAAATTTAAATAATTTGCATTAGTAGCTGTTCCAACAAAATTTGTAGCATACACGTTATTCCAAACCAACGTAGAACTTCCAATGTTGCTGGTTAGTGTAACACCTGGCAATACATCATTACCTTTTAGTGTCAACGGATACTTAGTTACTGACGAAACTGTAGTTTGAAAAATAATTGTATCATTGTAAAGATTCTGTATAGTTGGAAAATTAGTACTTGAATTATTATATACAGCTAGTTTTGGTGGGCTACCCACTGTATATCCAACATCAGCAAAATTAACTACTGTATTAAATGATGCATTTCCAGCTTGTAAAAAATTAGCAGCAGGAATACCACCTAAACGATCTGAATTTGTTGCTGTACCCCAGAATCTGTGATTAACATTTGATTCTGTAACACCATTATCGGCATTTTTTGTATAGCATAATGTTACACCTTGTTGAATTTTATCAAATCCGGTAATAGAATTAACACTAGGATCTAAAGTAAATGCTCCATCAGAACTAACAATAAAAATTACATTACCGTTATCAACAGCTTGAATAATTGCATGAGAAGCACCGTTTTCAAGATCTTTGACACTAACGGATTGCATCTGTGTAAGGCCTTGTCCTACAACGCCTTGTGGTCCAATTAGTTGAAAAGTTGTTCCTGTATATGCAAACAGTTGATTTGTTGCAGTATCAAACCAAAAATCGCCCTGGGTAAGACCGCTCGGCTGGGTAGCTCCAACTGCGGCGCCACCTGTTGTTCTCCAGTTTGTACCATCCCAAAACTTTAATTTAGTAGCGCCAGGTGTACTGTCAAACCAAATTTGCCCTTTCAATGGGTTAGGAGGTTGAGAAGTATTTGCAAAATTTTCTAATAGCCATACAAAATTGTCGTTTTGTGCTTGCCCATAACCGGCATAATTTTTACCGATCAGGGTAAGATCGGTAGACGTATCAACAGTACCGTCTGCAACTGAAGTTAATAGTGTACCATTGTAGTGATTAATCGTATATGACATCTCTCTCGTTCCTTATTCCTAGTATTTATGCTGTTTTGTACTATATAGTCTGTTGGAATGTCCACACTCCGCCTAACAATTGATACTGTTTTATAGTAGCATCGCTACACTGTATCCTAAGTATTGTACCGTTTTGGTGTTCTGCTATCGGAAAAATCTTGTTAATTAAATCAGTGGCAATTGTCAACGTTGTCAAACCAGTAGTATTTAAACTTAACCCTAAATTTATACTTGAAACTGCATTATCTACATAAGTTTTATTAGAGGCATCTGTTCCGCCAGTAGGTGTTGCTAAATTAGTAATTCTACTACTTCCAACATCAATTGTACCACTTCCTTTTGCAACTAATAGAATTGATCCATTAGCTGAACTAGAGTTCACATAAGAAATTGTGCTGTTTGCAATATTTAAATAGGCAGCTTGTAAACCGTTTAATGCTCCAATACTAGTTAATCCTGGGGCTGAAGTTATTCCTGTGCCTAATGATGTACTACTTAGTACACTTGTTCCATTAATATAATATCCGGTAGATGCATTTGAAGTACAAATGTTAACAAAATCTGATAAATTCCAGTATCCAGAGTTAGCCGTAGTACTCGAGCTAGCTGTAGCAGACCAATCTATAAATTTGCTAGTTGTGCCCGATAATGTAATTCCACCACCACTTGCTGTAATATCTGTCGGAACCGCGGTAGCACCCAATGTAAGATTTATATCAGAAATTGTAACTATTGTACTACTAATAGTTTCAGTGCTACCCTGTACTGTAAGATTGCCTCTAATAATTGTATTGCCATTTACATCTAAAGTTGCGCCTGGACTAGATGTATAAATTCCTACATACTGATTTTGTGCATTTATATATAGACTATTTTGTAATGTTCCACTTGTTTGTAAATTAATACCAAAGTTTAAATTTGTAGTATTAGAATTCATCTGGAATGTATTACTATTTGTATCAATATTAAATTTAATATTAGATCCGGTACCTAATATCAATGGAGTATTATTTTGAATACTAAGTTGACCAGATGTTGTAGAATTTGCAGTCGAAGATAAAAAACTTGCAGCAGTTTTTAAACTGCCATCGGCAGCTAACAGTGATTGTGCTTGTGTTGCTACTGTATTAAACACTACACCTGGATATGTTCCTGTATTGAATCCAATGTTGATAGTATTACTTGTAGCTGTCATTGTGGTAGATGCTACAGTCGATGCGTTACTTAATGTATAAGTGCCAGTACTACCGGTACTACCGGTAAGTTGACTTGTGATTTTAGTTCCCGGTACTACACCAATACCCGAAATAATTTGTCCTACACTTAAACTACCGCTAGCAATAGCAGTAACAGTCAAAATATTGCTAGATTGACTAGCTGTAATTTGAGCTGAACTTGTAAACCCAGGGATAGAAGTTGCTGGAGTAAATGTATCTTTACTGAAAATACCAATAATAGTACGTGCCACATATAGTACTACCACAGTATGACTAACTCCTGAAATATCAATAACATCTTCTACGTTAAATCCACTAACTCCTTGGCTTGTTGTGTACGATGGGCCAGCTAAAATTGTGTTTAGTCCATCATTAAAATACATCTGCCCGGCTGAATTATTAATCCAAATATCACCGCTACTTATACTGCTAGGCACAACTGATGACACAATTGTTCCGCTAGTTGTAGTGAACTGTGATCCATTATATACTTTTAAACGATTTTGACTTGTATCATACCACAGTTGTCCCAATATTGGATAATTTGGTTGGCTAGTATTTGCAAAGTTTTCTAACAACCATACAAAGTTGTCATTAATAAATGTTCCATACCCCGTGGAGTTTTTACCAACTAGTGTAAGGTCTGTTGATATCTGATTAACTGTTCCATCATTGACAGTAGTTAACGTATTTCCGTTTGTAAGTTTAATAGTGTAGCTCATTATATATTACCAGTAAAAATTATGTAATTAATAGTTTGGTATGGATTCATTACGTTAACTGATACTCCGGTTGCGCCAGTTACTCCTCCACTGTTTGGAAGTCCTTCACCTGTACTTCCTCCTGTAATACCGTATCCAGCAACTGATTGTCCGTCGGCTGCACTTCCTGGAGGGCTACCCGCATAGTATTGTATACCTGCATTACTTTGTAATGTATGTGTATGTTGTGGTAAATTTGTAGATGTTAATGTTACATATCCATTTGCACTAGTGTTTCCTGCGCCAATTGCATTTGCCGACACATCATTGACACGATGAGCTGCTGTACTAGGGTTACCATTTAAATCAGTAGATGTAGTAATCAATGTTCCGCCAGTCTTACTAGGAACAGTATTATTTGGATTTAACATATTATCTGCACCTAACGGGAATCGTCCACGCAAGTCAGGTAACGCAAATGTTCCAGCACCTTGCAGGTAGGATGCATTTTTATATGTATATCCAATAACACTATATAGTTGAGTATAAGAAGAAATCGACACTTCCGATCCATCACACAACAAATATCCTGTTGGAACTTGTGGGCCAGCAAACGGTAATATTACGCCGATTGGAACTACAGATAAATGTCGATGTAGTACATCTTTAGTCATGTTTACTAAACCAGCTCCTGGTCGATAAACTAACATTGTATCAGTCGAATACGAATCTGTTACAGTTGTTTTATTTGTAATAAAATTTGGATCTAATGTAGTTGTAAATACAGCAGTTCCTGTTGTAGATTGTCCGTTAAAACTAACCGAGTTGCTTGAAACATCACCGGTTAAACTAAAAACTGTTGGACTAGTTAAAAACGCTGCTGATCCGCTGGCACTTCCTTCTAAAATTCCAGTAAATGTACCAGCAAAATTTCCTGCAAAATTTGCAGCATATATGTTTCTAAAAGGTCGGGTACTTGAACCAATATCATATAAGCCGGCCGAAACTAATGGAATATTAAGAGTAGAAGATTCTGTGCTGTTGGTTGAATAATTTGGAAGAATTACTGCTGCGGCATTTGGTCTATTATTTGCGTCTAAATAATTTAAAAAATATTGACCATAACTAGTGACATCATCGGCTAAGATAGTTTTTTTACCTACACTTAACCCGCCCTGAGTGACAATGCTGCCGCTTGCTGTTGTAAATAATGTGCCTGCTGTATAGCTAGCTTCTGCTGTGCCGTTAACATTGATCCTTGAAGATACTGTTACAGTTCCTGCTACATCTAATTCCGACACAGGAGCTACATTATTAATTCCAATACCTACCAATCCTGATGGATCTACGTGTACTATTGTGTTTAATAAACCATTTAAATTAGTTAATTTAATATTGAAATTACTGCCGCTATTACTTGAATAAATTGCAGAAGCTCCGCTTTGAACTCCTAATGTTAATCCTAAATTAGATCCGATATTAATTCCTGCATCTGATCGTATATTAACCGCATAGTTAGTTGTACTAATTGTATCAGATCTTAAAAAATTTGCAGACGTAACTGGAGTGTTGTTGACTAATAATGCATCCGCAGCACTTGCTGTGCCCCAGAAACGAGTAAGACTTGTTGCCGTTGTAGAATCAATTGTACTTAAATTTATACCTTGGTAAACTGTACTAAATCCTGCTATAGAAGATTTAGGAATAAATTTTTCTTTACTAATAATAACTA